TAGTTTTAGAACACCACCATCGTTACTGTTAGAACCGATGGAACATACTGCTGGCGTGCTTACGGTCGAGGCACGCGGAAAACTCACGGCCCCCGTGTTTGAAATCGTCAGGCCAAGCTGTGGACCGCTTGTATAATTATCTGTCGTGGCAAGCGCCATGTGCGTGCCGGTGGTATTGTCGTTAGTGACATAGATACCAGCCTGAGCTTCGGTAGCACTACCGCCTTGGAAGGTAATGGCTGCTTCATTGCGGGCCGATGTGCCGGACCCTGCGCCGTTTGTGAAATGGACGCCACCAAGGACGGTCTTCCCCACGCTGAAAGTGGACAGACTCGATGCGGAGTTATAAGACGAAATAAATTTGCCGACATTATCAATTCTGGCTAGAGTGGTGCCACCATTGTTCTGCCAGTCCTGAAGACTGGCAGTCTGACCGCTTGCCCCACGCACATGAATACAAGTGGTGCCTGCAAAGTCCGATTCAACATGGAGCTTGGCGTAAACAAACTGACTACCGATACCAAAGTTGCCGCTGCTTTCGTAAAGGCTACTGGCGACCAGAGTGTTTTGACCGTTGAATCTTGTCAGATAAGAACTACTGGTCCCGGCTATGCGGTATGGTTGACCAACACAACCAAATTTGACATCGGTAATTGTTGCATTATTGTCATAAAAACTAGAGTCGAAGTATAAAAGTGAGCCTTCGGCCCTAGCGACCGTCCTTACAACGACCCCATCCTTCCAATACTTAATATTAGCGCCATCATAAGTTATCGTAAGAACAGTCGAGGTCGTGTAAGAGCCAAAGCTACCTGCGCTTACATTATTTTCAAAAATTTCAAGCGTACCATCGCTTTTTATGTACCAAGCGTAATCAATCTGTGTATAACTTGCGCTTCCTGCTGGACTACTGTCCAGACCAAACATTATTGTCAGGTTGGTCTGTCCGGGCTTTGCGGAACAGAATACATTTCTTTGATAGCCGTCCCTTGAATAGACTTGAGTGTTCCAGCCTGTCGTTCCACCAGCCTTCGTGTAGGTGCCAGGGGTGGGAATAGACATCCCACCTTCTGTAGTCATCAGCAAATCAGCATAAGGCAGAAAGGCAGTGGCGTTATCAAAGGTCGCAACAGGCGTTACCAACGGCCCAGAAAATGCTCCGGCTGAATTAATGTTGCTGAGAATGTTGCCGCTGCTATCTTGCCACTCTGCGAGATTGGCGGTTTGGCTGCTGGCACCTTTTACGATCAGACCCTTGGTTGCGGCTGTGCCGGTTTCAAATAAGCCAGTACCGGCATAAACATGAAACTTGGCAGAAGGAGATGTGGTGCCTATCGCCACACCCGTGGCGTTTTCATAAATAGAACTATTGCCAAGAGTGCTAGAAGCCGTGAATTTAGCCAAATAACCAGTAGTGCCGCTTGCGGATGCCCCAGCACTTACGGTTGTCCACGAAAGAGTGCCGCTTCCGTTGGTGGTCAGAACCTGGCCATTGGTGCCATCAGCGGTGGGGAAGACATACGGATAGGTTTCACCGTTGACGCGCCACTTAGTGGTCGTAGCATCGTAAATGGCTTGAACGACACGGTTGGGTCCGAGGACAATATCCCCGCCCCCTTCGTTGACGAATTGATTTGCTGCCGTGCTGGTTTGGCTGTGCTTGAGTGTGATGTTGAAAGAGCCGACATTGTAGAGCCAAATAAGGCGACCGTCGACGTGAGAGCCGCTGGTGGGTGGGGCGATACCCGTAAGGCTTACCGCAGAAGATGCGGACAAACGCTGAAAAGCAGAACCTGTGAGGACTAGATCGTTTGTTGGATTGGTGGATAGGGCTGTCGGCGTAGAAGCCGTGTAAGCTATTGAACCACCGCCCGTTGATCCGTTCGTAGCAGTTAAGACGCCAATATTATCGCGCCGCAAACCAACATCACCGTACCAAGCAATGTGTCCGTCCTGACGCATCCAGATGTAATTGATGTTATCGGTGGAAGTCCCGTTGCTTGAGCCTATTTGGGTCGAAACACCGCTCGTAGCGCGTAAAGTTGCGCCGCTCATGTAAAAATAGCCAAATACACCCGCAGCAGCTTGAATTTGTTTGCCTGGCAGATAAACATTGTGGTTTATCTGAATGTTTGTGGAAGAGTCAGAAATGCCCGTCAGAGAAAATACAACTTGGCTAGAAGAAACCGCCACCGCCATGTACTGGCCGGTATTGGAGGGGTTCACAAAACGAACTGACCCATCTCCTCCAGAAGTTACTTGTGCGCCAGGAGACAAAATAATATTGCCACCAGCCCCGCTGGTATTGGCATTGCCACCCTTAATCTGGACATCATCGCCCGCCCCCGAAGTGGTCTTGTCCTGGGCGGCTATTACTCTAGTTGCCATTTGTCAAACTCCAGATTAGGCCAAGCCGCTGCCCAGACCGCTACCGCCGCCACCACCACCGCCACCGCCAGCAGTACCGACCCGCACCAGAGAGACCTTCGACTGCCAGTAAATGGTCTTGTTGGCCTCGCCCGTGCAGGAAATTTTCAGGGCGTTGTTGGTCGTGTCTGCGGTGACACTGGTAGACCAGTTCGCCGCCCCTGTGTCGCGGGCATCAATATCTTGCGAAGTAGAGCCGACCATGGAAGTTGTACCGCCGGAAGAACGCTTGATGACACCCGTGAAACGGGTGGCAAAGCTGTCACCTACCGTACCCGAGACGCCACCCGTCTGGGTGCCGAGAACACGGGCTTCGTAATACCAAGCTTCGCCATTGGAAAGGCCAAGGCGGACGCTGGAACCATCCATAAACAAATCGACAGGCGTGGCTGAAGACGAAGTGTTGTAGGGAAAGACGTCGGTATTCTTGGAGTTGTTCGTGCCGATCCACCTATCCATCTGGCGGACAGGCGTACCCGAGGCACCCAAGCCGATGTAGTTGTTCACCGAAGGTGTGATCTGGCTAACGATAATGCCGCTGGCGAAAGTCTTGACACCATTGACCGTCTGGTTCGTGTTAACGGTGACATAGGTCGAGGAGATGTCGGGGATGTCAGAAGCCGACAACGCCCCCGCCGACAGCGTGGTGCCATCGCTCTTCAGAATGCCCGAGGCGAAGCTGGTCTGGCCCGTACCGCCATTGGAGATGGGCAGCGTGCCGGTAACCGCCGAGGTGCTGGCCAGGTTGATCGATCCGAAAGCGGGCGCACCACCAGCGGAGGGCACGCGTAAAACTTGGTTGGCCGTGCCTGCCGAAGTAGCCTGAATGGCCGAGGTGCCATTGCCCAACAGGACGCCGTTGCTGGTGAGGGTGGTAGCACCAGTACCACCATTGCTTACGCCAAGTGTACCAGAGATATCTCCTGCTGGCACAGTAGAAGAAGCAGTCAGGGCACTGGCCCCGTTGGCTTTCACATAGCCCGTCAACAAAGAGAAGATCGGGTTGGCCGAAAAAGTCTTGGTGCCCGAAATGGTCTGGCTACCCGACAGGGTCACATAGGTCGCCGAGATGTCGGGAATATCGCCAGCGGTGAGGGTGGCGTAACTGAGGGTTGAACCATTGCCCTTGAGGAAACCCGTGCCGACCGTCGTGAGGCCCGTACCACCGTTGGTCGTGGTGACCGGGGTGATCAGGGCGATAGTGTTGCCCGTCTTGGTCAGGCCCGTACCAGCAGTAATCTGACCAGCGCCAGAAAACTGGGACCAAGTCAGGGCGGTGGTGCCCAGCACATAACCTGCGCCGGGTGATTGCAGTACCCAGCCCGTAGTGGCATAAGTGTTGCCTTCCTCGACAAACACGAAGGCCCCACCGTTCAGCTTGGTGGTGCTATCGGCGTCCGAGGCCCTCGTCATCGTTGAAGTGGAACCATTCCACACATAGATGCCGTTCTGGCTGGCGGTCGTCTGGTCTTTTACCAGCACTCGGTCGCCCGACGACAGAGAGATGCTGTCAATCGACGCGCCGGGGGAAGACAAGTTGAGGTTGGTGGTGGTGGCCACCCGCACAGAGTTCTTCGGGTCCAACCCCTGGCTGACGCTATCGACATAATTCTTGGTCGCCCCATCCTGGGCGTTTGTCGGGTCGGCAAGGTTGGTAATCTTCTGGCTGTTGAACGAGACCGACGCGGTGGGAGCCGCCATCTGGTCAAGTCTGTTTGTTCTGACCTGTGTGTCAAAATCGCTGATCTTTGACGCAGTCAAAGTGGGGATGTCGGAAGCAATCAGTGTGATAAAGCTGAGCGTGCCCGATCCATTGGTTGAAAGTAGCTGACGACTGGTGCCGTCTGCTGATGGCAAGGTCAGGGAGACCGAGCCGCTGGAGGGCGCCTTGAGTGTGATTGACCCGGCTGGACTCTTGTCGAAATTAATTGGCACGGCGCACCTCGACTGTCTTGACGGCGGCCACCCAACGGATGGACTTGGCTGACTCGCCGGTTACTTGGATGGAAATCGCCCCGTTGGTTGCGTCCGTAGTTACGGACACATCCCAAGGAACTTCCGACTTGGATATGCTGGTTTTGCTGACGCCGCCGATGAGGATGTCTGTCGTAGCCGCCCCGGTATTCCGGAAGGCAACGCCCTCAAAGCGGAACGCAGCCCTCTCTCCGATCACATCCTCGCGCTGTGCGCTAACAAGAATATCAAAGAGATAGGTTGCGTTATCAGGTAATACCACCTGATTGCTGCCAGTCACCGCCTGCCCGTCCGTGGTCAACTTTTCCGGGGTGGCCGACTGGGTCAGCTTGTGGACAACATAGAGGCCGCACCGCGTGTTCGTTGAGCCGGTCAGGAGCGGCCCCTGCACTCGCAAGTCCGATCCATCTGTAAATACACCTGTGGCTCCCGCCAGAAACCCCGAGGCGGCATATTGCACGGCCCCATCGGCTCCCTGCGCCCCGGATGCCCCGGCACTGCCTCCCGACACGACCCACCTCGACACAGTCGAGTCATAAACCAAGTCCAGGCTTGTGTTTGGGGGAACCTGCAAGGTCGAACCGTTGGCCGCATTGCCCGTCAGACGGAGCCGGTTGGAGGCGGTGCTGAGGTTTCCCTCCTGGAGAATGGCCAGGTTGGCGGTGCCGACATTGAACAGGCTCACCTTCCGACCATCGGCATGCGCGCCGCCGGAGGGAGGGGCGATGCCGGTCAGGGTGCTGGTGGCAGTGACAGACAGCCGGACATACGACGCTGCGCCGATGGCGAGATCGTTGGCGTTGCCGCCCGCCAATGTCAGGGTGGATGACGGCGACGAGAAGGAGCCGCCCCCCGACGCCCCGTTGGTGACCTTGAGGATACCCTTGTTGGCCCGCTCAAGGCCCACATCGGGAGCGCCCGAGCCGGACAGGGCCAGCGTCGAGATCTTGCTGGGCCAGAGCAGCTTCGGGTTGACGAGGTCAAACGACGAGAAATCGTCCTTGTGGACCCCCTGCGATCCTGTGACGAACAGACCGGTGGCGTGGAGGGGGCCATCGATGCCGACAACCGCCCCCGTGGACAGGCTCTTGCCGACATGGACGGAGCAGGCGACCGAGGTGCCGCTCTTCAGCAGCAACGACTTGCCCGTGCCCGACTCACCCGCCGCCAGGATGGCCGTGTCGGTGTCGAAGGCAAAAAAGGCGTCGGCGCTGGCCGGGGAAGTGCCACCGGAGGCGACCAGATAGATGCGCCCGTAGTAGGTGGACGGGTCGCCGCCGGGACCGCCCGCCTTCTTGCCGGGAACCAGCAGGATGTGTCCACCCGCCCCCGCCGAAGTGCGGGTCGGGCCGATGATGGGCAAAGAGTTGCCGCCCGTGTCCACCGACTGGTCGAGGCCGTTGCGGATCAACTGGAACAGCCGGGAACGGTTGGCGGGTCCGCCCGTGATCGTGGAGACCACCCAGTCGCTGTTGGCTGGCGTGGCATCGTTCAGCTGGTCGATTCTTTTGGCCATTAGGCGGTCACCTCCGTGATCTTGGCGGTGGCCACCCAGCGGATCGTCTTAGCCGCCTGGCCGGTGACATTGACAACGAGCCGGCCGTTGGTGGCGTCGGCCACGACATTGCAGTCCCAGGCATCGGTTGTCTTGGCGACCGTGGTCTTGCCGACGGTGCCGACGATGGCCGTGGTGGCGGCGGTGGCGTCCCGGGAGATGCAGCCGGAGAAGTGCCAGGCCCCGTGTTCGCCGGTCGTGTCCGTCCTGCGGGCCACGACACTGATGTCGAAGTGGAAGGTGGCGTTGTTCGGCAACACGAAGGTGTTGGAGTTGCTGGCGGCCGCCCCGTCCAGGCTCAGCTCCGTGGTGGTGGCCGTCGTGGTGGAGAACCGCAAAACGCCGATGCGGTGCTGGGCGTCTCCCGTCGCCGCAAAGGTGCCGTTCGCATAGGCGCTACTGGTGACGGAACGGGCGGTGGCCCCGGTGCCGACAACGAGCAGGCCGTACTGGTTGAACGGAACGAGCTTGAGGACGGTGCCCGACTCGTTCTTCGTGAACAGGACACCGTCTGCCGTGTTGATCGCCAATTCGCCGGTCGAGAGCGAACCTGCCGCCGGGGCTGCGCCCGACGACGTGTTGCGCTTCAGCCGGATCAGGTTGGGCATTAGAAGCTGCCGCCATCAAGGGTGCTGTTCGGGTCCAGATAGTCGGTCCCGGCAGTCGCCGCGCTGATGGCAGAGGTGCCGTTCCCCTTGAGAATACCCGTCAGGGTGGTGGCTCCGGTGCCGCCGTTCGCCACGGCCACGGTGCCGGTCACATTGGCGGCGTTGCCGGAGATGTTGCCGGTGATGTCGGAGCCGGGGATGGTCGAGGAGCCGGTGAAGGCGGAGGTGCCGTTGCCCTTCAGGTAACCGGTCAGGGTCGATGCGCCCGTGCCGCCGTAGGCGACCGAGATGACGGTGCCGTTCCAGGTGCCGGTGGCGATGGTGCCGAGCGTCGTGATCGTGCTCTGGCCGGCGTAGGTGCTGGCGATGTCGATGGAGTCGGCGTTGACGGTGATCCGGTTGGCGGTGCCGACCACATCGATGCTGTTCCCGGTCTTGGTCAAACCGGCGCCAGCCGTGATCTGGCCGGTGCCGCTGAACTGGACGAAGGTCAGGCTGCTCGTGCCCAGCACATAGGAGCCGGCAGGCTTCTGCAACACATAACCGGCGCTGGAATCGGAGCCTTCCTCGACGAACACGAAGGCGCCAGCGGTCAGGTTGCTGGTGCTGTTGGCATCGGAGGCGCGGGTCAGGGCGGTGGCCGAGCCGTTGTAGATGTAGATGCCGTTCTCGGAGGCCGTTGTCTGGGCCTTGACCAGCACGCGGTCGCCGGACACCATCGTGATGCCGTCGATGGTCGAGCCGGGCGATGACAGGTTCAGGTTCGACTGAGTGGCGACGCGGACGGAACCCTTGGGGTCGAGGCCTTGAGCCGTGGAGTCCACATAGTTCTTGGTGGCGGCGTCCTGGGCGTTGGTCGGATCGGCCAGGCTGGTGATCTTCTGGCTGTTCAGGCTCAGCGACGACGAGGGAGCGGCCATCTGGTCGAGACGGCTGGTGCGCACCTGCGTGTCGAAGTCCGAAATCTTGGACGCAGTCAAGGTCGGGATGTCGGAGGCGGCCAGCGTGGTGCCCGAGGTGATCAGTCCCTTGCTGTTGACGGTGACCTTCGTGTAGGTGCCAGCCGTGACGCCGGAGTTGGCTAGCGTCAGCGTGATGGAGGTGGTGCCGGAACCGGTGGCGTCCCCGTAGACATTGATGGTCTGGTTGCTGGTGATGTAACCCTGGTTGCGCACCCAGGCGGTGGTGGCGACCTTCGTGCTGTTGTCGTTGGCCGTGACGGTCAGGGCGGTGGTGGTCCCCTGGAAGTCGACGGTGCCGGTGAAGTTGACGGCCTTGCTGAGGGTGGCTGTGCCAGCACCCGCCAACGGCAGGAAGGCTCCCTCGCCGGCAATGGCGATGACCGAGCCGGAGGTGCCGCCCGCCCCGCCCGTGCCGTAGCCGTAATAAAGTACCTTGTCAACCTCGTTGAAGGCCAACTCGGCGTTGTAGAGCGAGGACGGCGCACCAGCCGCACCCGAAGTCCTGCGCTTGATCCTGATCGTGTTTGCCATGACTACCAGTTGCCTCCGTCAAGAATGTGTTCGTTCATCCACTTCTGATCGCCAGAGCGGTACATGAGGACGTCATTGCCCGACGGGGCCACCACCTGAACGTCCGTTAAGCCAGCAAGGGTCCTGCCCACGGGGGGGATGAGAGGCAGGAGGTCGGCGGGAACAAACTTGCCGGAGGAGGAATCAAAATAAACGACTTGGCCGGACTGCGGTACGCCGCTAAAGTCATCCTGGTCCTGGATACGGGTGACTATCCGGTAGGCGTTCATTCTGCGCGGTCCTCCACCGGAATTTACACCTTATAAAGGGCAAGGGCAGCCTTGCGGCTGCCCTCGCGTGGGTTCCGTTGTCGGGCCTGTTGTTACAGGGCGCCCAGCAGAACGCGGCGGTTGTCGAGGATCGAGAAACCGTACTCGCCGAAGCCATAGAAGCCGGCGCGACGCTGGCGATGGAAGGTGGGGTCCTCGAACACCTCAATCTCCTGGCGCCACGGCATCACGAAGGAGTCGTCCTTGGTGAGGTCGAGGCCGACCACCAGCTCCAGCTTCTCGTCGTTGCCGGTGCCGAAGTCCAGGGTGCCGCCGAGGGTGTCGACGAAGTAGGACTGGTAGTCCTGGCCGACGCCCAACTCGTCGATGTCATGCAGGTTGACACCGAAGATCTTGGTGAGGCCGTACTCGCCGTTGCCCTCGCCGGAGAGCATGATCTCCCGACGGGTGAAGTCGTCAACCTGGCTGAGGTCCCAGGAGCGCATGTCTTCCAGGGCCTCGGGGCTGACGTACAGGTCGGACAGCTGGCCGCGGTTCACCGAGGTGCTGTTACCGCCAGCGTTGCGGCGCATGATGGTCTTCATCAGGGCCACGAGACGCTTGGTGAACAGGCCGGGGGTGGCGGCGCTGTCGTACACGGTCAGGCTGCGGCTGTGGCCAGCCGACAGGATGGTGCGCCAGCCGTCGTCGTTCATCTTGCGGACGAAGGACGCTTCCAGCACCTGCATGCAGCGACCGACGATGTCCCAACGGGCGTCGCGGGCGTACTTCAGGGCGAAGTCGATGGAGTCAGCCACTTCGTAGGTCGGAACCATCACGAAGTCGCCGCTCACATGCTTCTCGGGAATCCGACCCTGGGCAGGAACCGTGTAGGCCACGAAGTCCTTCTCGGTGCCGGGGGCGAGGAAGTCGAGGGGGAACTCGACAGCGGTACCGGGCGCGAAGTAAATCGGCTGGTAGATGCCGCTGACGATGTCACCCTTCAGGATGCCCTGACGCAGGGGCAGGGTGAGGGCCTTCGCCAGTTCGGCCTGGGCCGCGCTGGCAGTCTCGAAACCGTGGTCGCCAGCACGCCGGAGCAGGGCAACCATCTCATCACTGGGCTTCTTCATTTCATTGATCTCCTTGAGAGGTTACCGGATTAGACCGCGGGAAGGTCGATGTAGACCTTCACGAAGCCCTCGGCGTCCACCTTGTTGGCGAACTGGCCGACTTTCGGGTTGGTGCTGGCCACGGTGGTCAGCTTGCCGCTGGCGCCGAGGTAGGCGGTGACGCCGGCATCGATCGAGGCGGCCTGGCCGGACACGATCATGTCGGTGACAATCCAGCCCTTCTTCAGCAGGGGAGCCTTCTCGCCCACGACTTGCTCGTCGCGCTGGAAGTTCCTCTTCTGGCGGGTCTGGTCGATGTTGACAAAGGCCGCCAGGCTGACGCCTGCGGGCACCTTGCCGGAGGGGTTGGCTGCCACGTTGGCAACGCCGGGCGTGTACAGCGCGGTGCCGCTACCAGCGGTGCTGTAGACCAGGACTGCTCCCTTCTCGTGGACATCATTGCACACGAGGGAGATGTCGGTCTCCAGAATGTGACGATCAGGTTTAAGGGCCATCTCTCTCGTCTCCTTGTGGGTGAGAAAATTACTCGGCTTCGATCTTGGTCTCAGCGTCATCTGCGCCAAAGAACGCAGCGATCTGAGCGGCCACCTTGTTGACACTTTGGTTGGCCACGGTCCCAGCGAGGGCCGGCTCATCGCTCGGGATCACGTTTTCAAGAACGGTCGCCACCACGGGGGCGGCTTCCGGGGGGACCGCACCCTTGTCCATCGGGATGGACATCACAGGCGCGGGCTTGGGCGGGTTGGCTTCGCCGAGACCCTTGGGGGCGGGCGTGATTTCGGCGGCGATCTTCTTCAGTTCCTCCACCTGGGCCTTGAGGGCCTCGACGGTGGCGGTCAGGTCTTCGGCTGCCTTGGCCTTGTCGGCCTGGCCCTTGTAGGCGGCCAGCTTGGCGGCCATGTATTCGTTGGCGCTGGCGACAGCGGCCTCAAAGGCCTCGTCGGTCAGGCCGGACAGGGCGGTGGCGATCGCCAGGGCCTGGGCGGCGTCTGCTTCCAGCTTGTCGGCGACGGAAGCGGTCAGGCGGGCGAGGCGCTTCTCGGCCTCGACCTGGGCCAGCTTCTCGTTGGCGGCGGCCAGTTCGGCCTCCAGCTTCTCGCTCTTGGCCTTCGCTTCGGCGGCTTCGGCCTGGATGGTCTCGATCTCTGCGCTCATGGTGTGAGTCTCCTCTCTGGGAAGTTCATACCCCGAAGCCTTGCTGGCCTCAAGGATTACGCTTTCCGGGTTGGCGGGCTTGCTGACGAGTCCCTTCCCGGAGAACACGATCCGCCGCAACACGCGGCCTAGCTTTTTACCCTCGAATTCGCCCTTGCCCCCGTAGGCGCGCAGGTGCTTGGTGAGGAAAGCCGTCTTGTCGTTGCGCTCGATGATCTGCCAGCCCTTGGCTGTCTTGAGCGCGTAGTCGAAGCCGTAAAACAGGGCCTCCATCGACACGAACCACCTGTTGTCGGCGATCTCGGCGATGAGCCTGTTCATCCGCTCTTGCAGTTCGGGCTTTTCCCAGAACTTGTAGAGGACGGCGTTGGTGACGATGTGGTAGTGTTCGGGCAGCTTGTCGGAGGGGGTGTCCTCCGGGATCGGGCGCATCGACTCGTCGACGGCGACGGCGTTGGTGATGTGGCCGATGATGTCGGACTGCTCGTGCATGTAGTTGAACGGCTTGTCCTCGGGGGTCGCCCGCGCCAACCACATCTCCTCGGGGGTGAAGACGTCGTCGTTCAGGTTCCACGCCGAGCTGACCATGACGGTGCGCAAGTAGTGGAGGTCGATCTGGTTCTTGTTCTCGGCCACCGCATGCTCGGGCAGGAGGCTGGCTTTGGCCCCGCCGAGGTCGAAGGCCTCGCACAGCTGGACATCGGACTGCCATGCGACGGAGGCGTTGGCGCGGATCTGGGATTCCAGACCGGCTTCCTGCTCCGCTTTATAAACGACGATTTCCATGGTGTGGTGTGCCTCCTCGGGTTTTTACACCGGGGAGGGGGGTCAGATGACCGAATAGACCGCGTAGACAGACGCCTCGATGCGGCGGCGTTCCTCGGCGGACGGGGTCGATCCCTTGGCGGCGACGAAGCGGGCGAGGGTCTGCCGGTGCAGCTCCTGGACGGGGGCGGGCACGGTGATCGGCTTCGCCAGCACCTCCCGCAGCTTCTCCTTGGTGATCTCCTCGCCGACAGCGAACTGGCACAGCACGGCGAAGCGGAACTCCTCCAGCGCCTCGATCTCCTCGGCGGAAGCCTCCCGCAGATTCTTCTTGCCGATGCTCTTCAGGTAGGCGGGCTGGGTCAACTCGCAGACCTGGCGGTGGGCGGAATCGGCCCAGACGAAGGCGGCGGCGTGCTCGGCCTGGACGGGCTTCTCGGGCTTGACCTCCCGGCGCTGGCGGGGCTGGGTGTCGGTCGATCCGGGCGGGCGCCCCTGTCCGGGCTGACCCTTCGGCTCGTCGGCGAACGGGTTCTGTCCGGGCTGGACGGGCGGGCTGCCGGTGGCCTCGATGCCGAAATCCTCGGGGGTCATCCGGCCATTCTGGGCGAAGATCTTCTTGACCGCCTCCTTGGTGTCGGAGGTGAACGGGCCGACCTTCGGGGGCAGGTTGTCGTTGGCGCGCATGCGGGCCTCGCGGCGGGTGCGGACCCGTTCGATCTCGGGGATCAGGCCGAACCGCTCCTGGAGGGCCTCGTCGGAGATCAGGCCGCGGTCGGCGAGGTCGATCAGTAGCCGCTGCTGGGCCGCCTCGTCGGTCAGGGTCTGCTGGTCGAAGACCACCTGGGCGGGCAAGCGGAAACCCATCGCCTGCTGCACGATGCGGATCTCGTTGGACCAGAAGCGGATCAGCAGGTCGCGCCCGTACTGGAGCCGCTCCACCAGCGTTTGCAGGCTGATGAAGTTGTTGCCGAAGCCGCCGGGGGCGGGCAGGCCCGTCAGTCCCGGGGGGATGCCCAGTCCGGCGAAGATGTTGTTCAGGATCGGGCGGTACTTCTCCTCGCCCAAGAACTTGGAGATGTCGGTCGAGGTCTCCTGGAGCTGGAGTTCCGGCCCCCAGATCAGGTCGATGGAGCCGCCGCCGACATTGTTCATCAGCATGTCGGCCAGGCGGGCGATCGCCGCTTCGGTCGGCAGGATGCGGTGGTCGAGCGACCCCAGCTTCCACAGACGGATATAGGAAACCGCGCCGTCCAGCGCAGCCAGATCGGCCAGCTTCATCTTGCGAAGCATGATCAGGTCTTCGAGGATGGCGTAGGTCATGGGGCGCGCCCAGACCTGCCAGTCATCCCGCTTGTAGTAGATGGCGACGGTCTTCTCCGGCGGCAACGGGATCAGCTTGCCACCCTGGCGGGCCAGGTTCAGCACCTCCCGGGGCAGCTTGGTCAGCATCTGCTTCTCGATGGTGACCTCGGGCTTCTTGATCTTCTTGCTGACGATCTCGCTGACGCGCACCCCGTAGCGGAAATACTTGGTGCCGAGGAACGGGGCCAACTCCTGGCCGAAGACGTCGACGGAAAGCGGGTTGAAGATCGTGTATTCCCACGGGATTTCCATGGGGTCGGGGGCCTTGGCGATGTCGGGCCTGACATCGGCGGCCTTGCCTTTTTGCAGGGCGGCGGCGTCCTCGTCGGCCAGGCGGGCCGTGGAACGCTTGACCACCACATTCCCCGCCCGGAACAGCATGTTCAGGATGCGCTCGGTGCGCTCCTTGCCGTTGACCTTGTTGAACCACTCCTTGAAGAACTTCTCGATGCGGGGGTTTGGGTGGACTAGGTCGATCCCCTGGCAGGCGAACTCGCTCATCATGTCGATGATGTTGCGGACGATGCCGATGCGGTCGTAGGCCTGCATGCAGGCGCCGATGATGTCCACATCCTTGGTCGGGATCTGTTCGCCGGGACGGAAGAAGTCGTAGTCGCGCCGGTCGAAACCCTCCCGCACCGACACATTGGGCTGGCTGATGTTGCGGAATGTGTTGCCAGCGGTGGTGCGGTGCTGGATCACCTCGCCGTCCCGATAGGCCTGGTCAGCCTGGTCAGCGGTGACGAACAGGGGCTTCTTGTCGCTCATTGTGATTGCATTCCCTATGCAGTTGGGTCTGCTAGTTCTACACCGTCACGACCCACCGCCGCCCCGTAGTCGCCCCGGGTCGCCTCGACGAACCAGGAGGGTCCGATATACAAATCCCCGTCAGCGTCCTTGATGTCGGCGGCGAACCCGCCCACCGGGTGGTATTCCTGCGGGGCCTCGGTGCGCTGGATGTCGCGGGCGATGGCGTTGGCCATCAGCAGGGCCGAATAGCGGTCCTTGCGCTGCTTGCCAGCCTTGGAGCCGGGCAGCTTGGCCCCCGGCACATCCCACCGGTCCCGGCCCCCGGCGGTCGCCGTGTGGACGATCGAGGCCAGTTCGTCCTTCAGTTCCTCGATGTCAACGACCGCATCCTCCAGCGTGTCGTACAGGCTAATCTCCTCGCCGTCCTCCAGCACGATGCGTCCGGCCGCCTTGTCTTCCTCGTAGGCGAGGCCCAGCGC